AGACGATCTAATATGTTAACTGATGTTGATGCAGTAAGTACAGCTGTACTTTCATCGCGATCAGATGTTAGAATGCAGCAAAGGTTTAATGTATCAACTCCTGGGTTAGCTGCTGACTCAACAGTTGTTGGTAGCGTAGTATTATCAGCTTCTAGAAGTTATACTCTTACATATCCAGTAGCTATTGCAGCTCCAGACGATGTATATCATAGAATAACAAGCACTACATTTACTTACAATGGAGTATTATGTGAACTAAGAAATAGACTAAGTTCAAATGTATTAGAAATTGTAAAATCTTCTGATAAAACTGTAGTCGTAGATAACATTGGAAGTTATAACGCTTCTGCTGGAACACTATCACTTCAGGGATTTAAACCTACTGGAGTAACTGGAAGTTACTTAAAAATAGCTGCAGTCCCAGCTAATCAATCAGCTGTAGTTCCATTAAGAAATTATATTATTGGTTATGACGAATCACGAAGTGCTGTAAGAGTTGTAGAAACAACAGCACAAACTTAGGTAAATCATGTCACATAGATCTTTTGTAGATAAGAAAAGAAGAGAAATTAACTTATCGAAGTATGAAGTTAAGTCTGTTCTGCCTGAGCATTTCCAGGAAGATTATCCTACATTAGTTACTTTTCTTGAGAAGTATTATCAGCAATTAGATTCTGATTCACCTGTAGAATTATTAAAACACTTATACGAAAAGAAAGATATCATTGCAACTGATGTTGATTTGCTTCAGTTTATTGAAGATGAATTACTTTTAGGTCAAGCATACTTTCAAGGGTTTAGCAATCCAAGAGCAGCATCTGAATTTGCAAGTACTTTATATCGTGCAAAGGGATCTAAGTTTTCTATAGAGCAATTCTTTCGTATGTTCTATAATGAAGATCCAGATGTTGTGTATGGTAAAGATTTAATATTTAAGTTAAATGACTCTGCATCAGAAATTGGAGTCACATCTGATAAAAGAATAACAAATAATAAATTATATCAAATCTTTGCTATTCTAATTAAGATTGGTTTACCTGTATCAGATTGGGAATCAATCTATAAATTATTTGTGCATCCATCAGGTATGTACCTTGAAGGATTAGTACAAATTGTAAATGCTGCAAACTTTGAGTTTGATAACATGCCTCAAGTTGTAACAGCACCTCCAGCACCATTATCAATAGTTGGAGAAGGTACATTTGCTCTACTTGCACTTGGAGAACAAACACAAATTCAAGTTGGCGATAGTGATAATGATCAATATAGATTATACTTAGGAGATACTATCGAATACTATGGATCACTAGATAGTGGTGCATTAACAATTGATCAATTAGCAAAACAATACTCATCAATTATTGAAGCTAATGAAGCTAACTCACCAACATTTGATGAAGATCATGATGCTGATTCAAGTGGCGTAGGATTATCCAACACCATCGAAACAATCGATCAGGAAAGATATTTCTGGTGGGACCCTGATTCTGCTGATTATGATATACAAATTCAACAGAGAGATGATACTTAAATCATATAAATAAAACCATAATTAGAGGAAATTAATGGCTAGACAAAATTTAAGAAGAGGAGCTGCTGCAAACGACGGAACTGGTGATACACTTCGCCAGGCTGGTCTAAAGATTAATCAGAACTTCTCTGAGTTATATTCAAAACTAGGAGCTGGAGTTGATAGTGCAAATAATCTATCGACTGTAATGGGCTTTGATAGCAGTGCACTTACATTTGATAGTGCAAGTTATACTGTGTCACTTATGGCAGCTACGCCTACTGCGAATAGAACAATTAAATTACCAGATGCTTCTGATACACTTGTAGGTAAAGCAACAACTGATACACTTACAAATAAGACTTTAACAAGTCCAGTATTAACAACTCCTCAGATAAACGATACCTCAGCTGATCATCAATACGTATTTGCAGTTAGTGAACTTGCAGCTGATAGAACAGTTACATTACCACTTTTAACTGGTGCTGATACATTTGTATTTCAAGCACATGGTCAAACACTTACAAATAAGACTTTAACAAGTCCTACATTAAATACAGCTAAGATTGGTACATCGTTAAATGATACAAATGCAAACGAATTAATTAAGGTAACAGCAACCGGTTCTGCAGTAAATGAATTTACTGTAGCAAATGCTGCAACAGGAAGTGGTCCAACGTTATCAGCAACTGGTGGGGACACAAATGTCAACATAAATATTAATGCAAAGGGAACTGGTTCAGTTGAAATTGGTAAGTTAGCAGTTAATCATGATGAAATTACTGCAGCTTCCGGAACAGCTTCAACTTCTACTAGTTTAACCATACTTAATAGAGGAAGTGCAATTGCATTAACGATATCGGATGGAATAACCATTGGAGAAGTAAAACATCTTCTTAATATAAACACAGGAACAGTCACAGCAACTCCTGATACATTTGGTCAAGGTACTTCTTTTACGTTGGCTGCAGATAAAGGATGTACAATGCTGTGGCATACTAATGGATGGTACGTACTTAATCAAAATGAGGTAACCATAACGTAGGATTAAAAAATGACAGCAGTAGTAACAGTAAAATCAAAATTTCAACAAGCAGAGAAATTATTTAATGATGTTGGTCAGCAATATGTTGTCTTAAATGATAGTGCTGGAGCATCTACTATTAATTTTGCATCAGCAGCTAATCAAGACTCTGCTTTAGCTAACTTTAAAGGTTTAGGTAATTTAACTGGACCCCATGTTGTTAAGAAACATGAAGTTAATAATTATTATATTGGTATCGGAAGAGCAGAAGACTGGAACGATTCTGACGTTGCACCTTCACCAAGCGTTAATCCAAGACAAGAAAGATTATTAAGATATTCATTACAAGCAGTAAAAAAAGTAGACAATTATAAATTCGTAATTCCAAGATACAACTGGACATCAGGTGCAAACTACAATGCATATGATGATAATCAAACTGGTTATCCTTCAAATGCTTATTATGTACTAACTGATGAGAATAACGTTTACATATGTTTACAAAAAGGTACAAACAATCTTGGCGAAGTACAGCCATCAACAGTAAAACCAACTGGTGTTGCTACTGGTGCGTTTACTACTGCTGATGGATATACTTGGAAGTTCTTATATGCTATTGATGCTACAAATGCTAATAAATACTTAGCTGCTAACTATATGCCAGTTGAGAAAGTTGTAGCCGACTCGGCAAATGATCCAACACTTACTGCTGCACAAACACAACAAGTTGGTATACAGAATGCTGCAATAGCAGGTGCAATTACTTCTATTGCATTAGATTCTGGTGGAGCTGGGTATGTTAATGCACCAGCAATTACAGTTGTTGGAAACGGTTCAAGTGCTACAGCTCATGCTTATGTAAGCGGTGGAGTTATTAAGAAGATAGCATTTGATTCAGCTTCATTCTTTGGTTCAGGTTATACTTATGCAAGTATATCGATTGCAGACTCAAGCGGTGTAACTAAACCCGCTGTTGCAAGACCAGTTATTGGTCCTAAAGCAGGATTTGGTGCTGACCCAAGAGAAGATTTAAAATCAAGTTCAGTTATGTTTAACGTTCAGCCGGCTGGTACAGTAAATGGAACATGGCCATTAAACGACTTTAGACAAGTAGGATTAATTAAGAATCCTCTAGTACTTGGATATGATAGTGATAGAAACTATTATGAAGGTGCAGAAGCAAGAGCAACCAAGAAACTAACAGTTAGTGGCGGTATTACAGGATTTGATAACGACGATACCATAACTCAATCTGGTACTGGTGCAAAAGCATATGTAGTCAAAACAAATGGAGACTTCATATATTACAACCAAACTGAAAAAACTGGATTTACAGCTTTTGACTCATCAGCTATTACAAGTAGTCCTGGCGGTGGATCTGCAACTATAACTAAGATTTGGTTAAGTGATGCTGACAGTGATGCAGTTGATAACTTAACAGGAGATATCTTGTACATAGATAATAGAGCTGCAGTACAGAGAGCAATATCACAAACAGAAGACTTAAAAGTAGTAATTACAATTTAGGATAAGAAATGGCAACAGCATACAATTCAGGAATATTTGAATCAACTTATAGAGATGATTTTAAAGATAGTGATCAGTATTATCGAATATTGTTTAATGCTGGTAGAGCTCTACAAGCTAGAGAGTTAACTCAGTTACAAACAATCATCAATAAAGAAATCGAGAGATTTGGTAAAAATATTTTTAAAGAGGGTGCATGCGTATCTGGATCTACTCTTACAATTAATAAGTCATATGACTATATTAAACTAAATACAGACACTAATGCTGGCGGTTTGGCTTTACCTGCAAATACAACTAATTTGGTAGATGCAGAATATACAG